GGGCGTAGATAATGTTTAAAGAAGAGATCACAAACAAAGTAATGACTAAAGTTTTTGATTATATGCTAAAAAATAATCTTAATCAGTTTGAGGTATCTAAAAAGGCAGGAATATCAAGAAGCCACTTTAACTCAATGATAAACGGGAAAAGATTCTTAAACGCTAAAAACCTAGATAAGATTGAAAAAGCTCTAGGCATTAAGGTAAATATTAGTTTAAATGTGGAGGTCTGCTAATGATCGTAAAAGCTATTAGAATGGATCAGGAGCTTGTAGAGTCCATAAATAAATTAGCTAGTATAGAGAATAGGACTTTTTCAAATATGGTCAGAGAACTGCTAATAAAAGGGATAAAGGGGAGATCTAAAAATGACTAAGCTAGAATTTTTCGCTTTTATCCTGCTAACTACTATCATTTTGGTAGAGCTATGATATATCTAGAAATATACTTTTATTTATTCACAGCTCATCTATTGTCAGGTGTAATTTATATCAGATTATCAGATAAGAGTGCAGACGATAAAGAGGACGCTTATATAGGTTGGTTCATTTTTAGTCTATTTTGGTGGCTAGTATGGGCTTTATTTATTTACAACTTATTAACAGCTAGAAGAGATTAGAAAAAAATTTATATTTAAAAGAAAATGCCTGTTTTCCCTTGTAGCAGGTGCTATTAGCTAGGGGATAGCTTAAATAAGGTCAGAAACCGATCCCTAGCGTTTATAAAAGGCAAAATATGAAAGAATTGACAATAGAAGAACTAGACTACATTGATAGAATTAATCCAACTCAAAAACAGAGAGAATTTTTATCAAAAAATGGCGATTTAGTAAAAAAGCTATTTAACGCTAGAATAAGAGAGTTTATAGAGCCACCTGTATATGATAATCCTTATAAGAAAAGGATCTCAGTAGCCAAGCTAGATTTTGTTACAGGAGAGGTTTTAGGTAAATATCAGAATATTGCAGAAGCTTCAAGAGTAAATAAGATTAACCACGATAGAATTAGACAAGTGATAGCAGGAGTATGTGATCACGCAGGGGGGTATAAGTGGGTGCAAATAGAGAAATTCAAAATATGCAAAGATTGTCAATCTAAGCTACCTCTAGAGAGTTTTAGTACCAATGGCAAAAGACAAACAAAAAGCGGAGAATATTCCTACAAGAATATCTGCAAACCTTGTCACTCAAAGAGAATTAGAGAATACAGAAAGATCAGAAAGGCAACTAATGAACCACGATAAACACTATAAAGCAGAAACAGGACTCCCTGAGCCTATTGAGATCATAGAAGCGATTGAAACAAGGCTATGGTCTTTAGAGTTAGATCCTAATGAGGTAGGCAATATTGCTAGAGGGTTAAAATATCTCCTAAGACTTGGCTTAAAAGAATCTGAGAATCCTAGAAAAGAGCTAGATAAATTTTACAACTATATGCACAGAGCTAAAACAGGCGAATGGCTAGGAGATAAAAAGCAAGAAAGCATTTCATCTATTGATTGGTCAAAAGCTCCTAATTTTGCAAACTTCCATTCTTATACAAAAGATGGTAGAGGGTTCTTTACTGAGTATAGCCCTATTTCTGAGGGTGGCTATGGTTATTTTCAAGCATCTGAGATTAATTTGCCTTTGCCTGAGCCTGAATACGAGTTTTCTAGAGAAACACTAGATAAAATGGTAGAAGAGAGACCTAAGAAATGAAAGATATGCTAACACTATTAATTGTGGTTATTTTGCTTGGGCTTTGCTCACTAGGCTTTGAGTCTTTGCTTGGAAATACAAAAACAATAAGAATACACATAGACTCTAGTTTCTGTAAAGAAGGCTTGCCAAAGATTAATAGAGATAAATAACAATGATACCTGAATACCTAAGATATACAAGAAAATGTACCTCAAAAGAAATACTAGCCATATTTGATGATATTGAGATTTGGCTAGACAATAACCAATGGGAGTAAGCCATGCTTTCACCTAAACAAGAAAAATTCGTTAAAGAATACCTTAAAACAGGAAACGCTACTCAGAGCTATTTAAAAGCAGGTTATAAGACAAAATCACCCGAAGTAGGTGCAAGTCAGTTATTAAGAAATAATAATGTACAAGATCGCTTAAAACAGCTAGAAGAGGTTAGCACAGAAAAGTTTAAGATAGATAAAGAGTTCCTAACAGAGAAATACCTAGAGATCCATCAACTAGCTATGGAGGGCAATATAGCAGTTTCTAAGAGCTCTCTAGACTCACTTGCTAGAATGTACGGATTAAACGAGCCTGAGAAGGTTGAGCACTCAGGGAAATTAGAAGGCTTCAAGATAATTTTAGATGAAGGAAATTAAGCTATTCAAAAAGCAGGTCGAAGCTTGGAAAAGGCTCAAGGACTCAGAGACTAATGAGGTGCTTTATGGTGGAGGTGCTCGAGGAGGTAAATCATGGCTTGGTAATACTTGGATATGCCTTGAAACATTTGAAAAGCCTAAGAGTGCTTGGTTTGTTGGTAGAGCTACCTTTTCAGACCTTAGAAAGACCACTCTAGCCACTTTCTTCAAGGTAATAAGCGAGTATGAAGTTTCTAAATACTTCTCTTATAATGCTACAACTCACGAAATGATTAACACCCTTACGGGTTCAATTATTCATTTTGGCGAAATAGGGTGGTTCCCTTCTGATCCTGAATATGATAGAATAGGTTCACTTGATCTAACAGGAGCATTTATAGATGAAGCCCAACAGGTCAGAGTAAAAGGTATTGATGTTCTAAGAGGTCGCTTTAGTGTTTTAGAGGGTGATGGGTGGCAAACTATACCTAAATCCTTTTATTCCTGCAATCCTCAAAAGAATTGGATATTTAACGATTTTGTAAAGCCGTTTGATGAAGGTCGATTAAGACCTGACAGGGCGTTTATACCTTCCCTAGTTACAGATAATCCTCATATAAGCAAAGACTATATTGAGAACCTTAAAAAGTCTGATAAGGTCACTCAGGAGCGTTTATTGTATGGTAACTTCTATTATGATGATGATCCTGCTAGGCTTATTGAATATGATAAGATTCTAGACATATTTACTAATGACTTTGTAGATAGTGGTGAGAGATATATTACCTCAGATATAGCGGGTAGAGGTTCAGATAAGTTTAGGGTTTATGTTTGGAGTGGTTTTAGGGTGATATATACCTATTCAGCAGATAAATCCCTAGGATCTGAGATAGTAGCCAAAATTCAAGAGCTTGCTAAATCCTACAAAGTGCCAAATAGTAATATTGTTTTTGATGGTGACGGCATCGGGGGAGGTGTTTCAGGGTTTATCCCAAATGCTCACGAATTTATAAATAATTCAAAAGCTAAGAACGGAGAGAACTACAACAGCCTAAAGGATCAATGCTACTTCAAGCTATCTGAGTGCATTAATGAAGGTGGCTTATATATTGATCCTGATTGCATCACACCACAGGAAAAGCAAGAGATCATAGAAGAACTAGAGCAGGTCAAAAGAGATAAGATAGACAGCGATGGGAAGCTAAGAATAGTACCCAAAGAAAAGATCAAGGAAAAAATAAACAGATCTCCTGACCACTCAGATACCCTTATGATGAGGTTTTATTTCGAGGTATCTGCACAGGTTCAGAGCTTCAATGCAGACTTTTTCTAGAAAAACAATCAAACGCTTAGAGAATATTTTATATTTAATTTAAATCGAAAGGTTGTTTGATGTTTAATTATAATTGGAAATTATCAGATGGTTATACATCTAAAGGGATTGAAAATCATAAATCAAAGGTTTTTAGCTGTTTTTCTTGTGGTGGTGGTTCTACAATGGGTTACAAGCTTGCAGGCTATGATGTTATTGGCGCACTTGATATAGACCATAAAATGATGGAAGTATATAGAGAGAATCATAAACCTAAATATTCATTTATTGAGTCAATCACTACTTTTAAAGATCGTGACGATCTACCAAAAGAGCTGTTTAACCTAGATATATTGGACGGCTCTCCTCCTTGTTCAAGCTTTTCAATGGCAGGCAATAGAGACAAAGATTGGGGTAAAAAGAAGAAATTTAGAGAGGGACAATCAGAGCAGGTTCTAGATACTTTATTTTTTGATTTTATTGATTTAGCTAAGAGATTACAACCTAAAATAGTAGTAGCTGAGAATGTAAAGGGTATTATCCAAGGTTCAGCTAAAGAGTATGTTAAGAAGATTTATTCTGATTTAGACGAAGCGGGGTATTATGTCCAGCACTTTTTGTTAGATGCTTCTAAAATGGGAGTGCCACAAAGAAGAGAACGAGTTTTTTTTATTGCTTTCAGAAAGGATTTAGCAGGAAAATTTTTACAACAGGTTGATATGTTTCTGCAAAGACCTTATTTAGAACTTTCATTTAATGAGAGAGGTGTTAGTTTTGGTGAAATTTATCTTGAAAATGATGAGAGCGATAGACCTTTAAATGAAAATACAGAGATGCTTAGGTTATGGAAATTAAGACATAAAGATGATGCTAGCCTTGAAGATGCTTCATTTAGAGATTTGGGTTTAAAAAAGTTTTATTCTGTAAAGTACCTAAAAAAGTGCGAAATTCCTTTAACTCTACCAGCTCACGCAGATTCTTCTGTATTGATGGACGAGCCGAGAAGACCAAACAAGAGAGAGTGCTGTTTGATAGGTAGTTTTCCAATAGATTACAACTTTAAAAAATTACCATATTATTACATTATAGGTATGAGTGTACCTCCGATTATGACGGCAAATATATCAAAAGAAATATATGACCAATGGCTTTCTAGGTTGTAAACCTCTCATTTAACAGAAAAACCTATATTTATATAAGACTTTGCAAAGTGAGTTATTTATGACTATTGAGAATGAGAACAGAAACGACAGATATAATTCTCACCCGTACCAAACTAATAATTGGATAAATATTAGCTATGAGAGAAACAAGTTTAAGTTTCTCAAAGATTCTAGGTATGGATCAGGGGGGTATAAAACAGGAATGTATCTAGTCCCTCACAAAAGAGAAAATCAAAACGATTATAACCTTAGAAGATCCAAGAGCTATTACAATAACCAATATCAGGCTATTATGAACGCTCACTATAAACCTATTTACAAGAATCCTGCTATAAGAACTATTGATGAAAATACTCCTCAGGCTTATTTAGATCTGTATGAGGTTTTTGCTTCGGATTGTGATGGAAGGGGTAACTCATTACAGCGATTTAGTGAAACAGGGGCAGGCTATACAAAAAATATGGGTGCTTCCTTTTGGGTTTTAAACAATGACTCAGAGGTAGATAGTACGATAGAAGATGTTCTAGAGTCTAGAGCAGGTTTGCCATATGTTTTCCTAATCACTCCTGATATGGTATCTCAGTACACCACAGATAGCTTTGGGAACTTAACTAGCTTAGAGTGGTATCAGCAAGACGGAGAGAAGGTTTACACCTCAGAAGGCTTTGAGGGTTTATCTTCTAATGGTTTTCCAAGCTCACCTAATAGCCTAAGCTCAGACGATGATCTCATTATAGTAGGTGTTAATTTAGATTCTTGGTATATCCGCAGAGGTGGAGAGATTGAAGTCATCTCAGAGAATAGTCTAGGTATTTTGCCCGTAGTAAGATTGGTAGAAGATGAAAGCGATTCTATTATACCTGAACCTAGCCTATACTCAGTTGCTAGAATGCAACATAGACTATTTAACCTTGATTCAATCATTACAGATATTTCAGATAACCAAGCCTTTAGTATTTTTACCACTCCAACTAACGGAGGTTCAGGTGTTGAATTTTCAACTACTAAGGGTTTAAGCTATCCTTATGATAGCTCTAATAGACCTGAATTTATCAGTCCTGATGCTTCTCAGCTTAAGACCTTACTAGAGGTTGAGCAGAATCTAGAGAACTCGATGTATAAGGCAGGGGTTGTATCTCATCTTCAAAGGTTTCAACAGAGTGCAGAAAGTAAAGAGCTAGACAGATCTAGGTTAAATGATCTTTTGGGTACTTTTAAGAATCAGATCGAGAAAGCAGAAGAAAAGCTAATGTATATCTTCGGTTTATATGTAGGCTTTGACTATGGTTATGTGGTCGCATATTCAGATGACTTCGGGGTGTCTACTATTGCAGAAACTATTGACAGATTCTTAGCTCTAGATTCAACAGGTATCACTCAGGCTATGAGAACCAAGCTAGAAATAGATCTAGCTAATGAGATCTTAGACTTTCAAGATGACGAAATGAAAAAAGAGTTCATCGAGCTTATAGAGACTGAGAGAGAGCTTAGAAGTAACGAGCAAAATATAGAGGATCAAATTTAACTATATTTGGAAAAAGCGAGGGATTGTACTAGCCTGCGCAATTATTAAATCTCAAGGCGGCAACCTTGGGATTTTTTTACTTATATTTTTGCTATGAATGATAGAAAGACCAATGAACAAATATCAGGACTGCTAAAAGGCTTTGACATCAAGTATGGAAAGGCTCTAGCTCCTTTTATTGAATGGCTATTAATAGAGCTTAGAAGGATTGGAAACAGGACTATTAAGCAAATAATAGATGCAGGTTGGAAGCTATTCGACATTCAGGCTAAAATTAAGACTGCTATGGTAGACACTGCTCTAGAGGGTGCTACTATCAAAATCAAGCAGATGGATAAAGATGCGATCATTAACAAGCGTATTCTAGGATCAGATATTAAGAATATCCCTTGGGTAGATGATGGAAGGGACTTGAACTCAAGAGCACAGGTCGCAGATACAGCTACTAGAAAG